CAAACCCATACAACTCTTTTTGTGCTTGAGACAGCTTTTTCGTCTCTTTTGTGGTCTTGCCCACAGCGGTGGCTGTGGGCAAGACCACAGCGGTGGCTGTGGCATTTACTTGCGAAGCGATCCCCACAGAGGAAAGCAAGCCGCTGATGGCATTAGCCACACTCATGGCATAGGGCATGAGCTTTTCAAACAGCCCCACAACCACATTGATGGCCGGTGCCAAAGCTTTTGCAAAGGCATTTTTTAAGGCTTCCACACGGTTATTCAGGGCCTCATTCTGACTTAAATAACCGGTGATTACCGAGCGCAGCTCACCGAAAATGTTTTTACACACTTTCAACCCCAGCGATACCACGCCTATGCGGCGGATAGACTTGACCACATTCAGCAGAGACTTACTGGCCGTACCGGAAGAAGCACGCATATTTTTCAGGTGACTATGCACCTTGCCGAAAGCGGCGCCCGCTGCGGACCCGATTTTACCGAATACGGAACCTGTTGCCCTACCGATAGCCCCGAATACAGCACCCGTCTTGCTGCCGACGGTTGCAAACGCGCTGCCGAGACTTTTAACCTTGTTTTTGAACTTGGTCATTCTGCTTTCAACCGGTGGGAAGGCTTCCTCTTGTAGAGCGTTGTCAAGCTTATTGCCCATTTCAGTCAGCGCTTCACCGTTCTGCTTTATGGTACTGCGTAGGGATTTATACCGCGTGGTCTCAATCGCCAGGCTGCCGTTGGCTTTATTGATTTGAGCCGTGGTCTGCGCCATAGCATTTTTTTGCTGGTTCATTTGTGCGGAAACACTTTGAATTTCTGCTTTGAGTTTATCGAGTGTATCCGTTTTCAAATTATCGGGATTCAGCCCTACATTCCGGAGTTCGTCATTGAAAACCTCCAGGTCGTTTTTCATGCGTTGCAATCCGGCCCTGTGCTGTTCAATTTCCTCCAATGTCATATAACGGGTCGATATTCTACTTGTGGTGCGAATCAACCCAGCCAATTCCTCATGCTGTTTGTTGACACCGGCAATTCCATCTTTATAATCGTTCAAAAAAGCCTGCTGCTCTCGATATTTTGAGGTCACCGCCGTTAACTGGCCTGCCAGGGAGGCATATTCTTTGTTCTGCGATTTCAGCTTTCCCTGTAATTGCTCCACCTTGTTGGAGTAATCCATAATCTTGACGCTGCTCGCTGTAGCCGCTTGCACATTGCGCTCTTGTGTCTTTACCAGGCTTTCCACCTGTTTACCCAGCTTGCGAGTATCTTCATAAGCGGAATTCATCGCTTGGGCGGTCGCCGCACGCACTTGACCGGTCACACCGGACAACTGTTTCAACTCGCCCTGGAGCGTTGTAATGCTCTTTTTATACTCGCTGATGTCTGCCGTAAATCGGGTTACCAATTCTTGATCCACTTTTTCACCTCACCTTCTGATCTAATTACAACTGGTTGAAATAAGCCAGTGTCTTAGCCGCCTGAATGTCCAATATATCCTCCTCAGTCCAATAGGGGAAGCGTTCATACACAGGGTCTATATCTTCACCGGCAACAATAGAAGCGATCACACCGGCCTGGATATAAGCTATTTGTGACAGATTTTGATACTGTATGCGCTCCCGGTCACGGTGGAACAGGATATATCGCTTTAATTCACCGTAAGTCATTGCAAGAATGACCGGAAAAGCCAGGCCGCAAGCATTGGCTTCTAAAATCATATCATCCAAGGTGCAATACTTACCCTGGAAAGGAGGCGGGCTGTTCCTCGCTTTCTGCCGTCTGCTCCATGCCATCAAAAGCAGCATTGAGCATTTTGCCAATACCGGAGGACAGCTTTTCCGCCTGGGTGTCACTCAACAGACCGGATACATGGGCCAGCTTGAAGAGAATGTTGGAGAATGCGTCCATACCGCTGACGCCGCTGTCCACCAGCGCGTCATACAACGCCTCACCGGTCAGATCGCCGTTGGGATCATCGTTAAAATGCAGGGCCTCATCCAGTACAGCCAGGAGCCGCTCCGGATCACTGGAAGCGCTGAGGATCACATCCAGGGCGTCCTCGTTGAATTTATTTTTCAGTCGCAGCTGAGCAGCTACAGTCAAACGCAGGTGCACAGTCTTGCCGCCATTCAGCTGCAAATCGTATGTTCTGGTTACAATATGGGATTCGTTCATTGTCATTTCCTCCTAAAAAGTGGGGAGGCAGTCGCCCGCCTCCCGAATAGTCGATTTACGCGGCGGGGAACTCTCTGCTCCAGTCGCCGTCCAGCTTGTAAGAGACAGTAGCCTCCATCAGGCTGTTTACGCCCGGTCCCTTAATCTTCAGGCTGGGCACACCAGAGTTGTTAAACTTGGTGCCGTCAGGCAGCTTAACCATAATGGGTACGGACACACCGGCGTCCTCCAAAGCTGCCAGCACCCGATAATCCGATGTGGCGTCCTTTGCGTTGTACAGAAAAGTCACATCAAAGGCGTCTGCTTTCTTGCGAATACCGGTAATGCTGTGTTCCACATCATCGTCATAGCAAGTGGCGTCCAGTTCTTCCCGTTCGCCCTTGGTCAGATCGCCGATTTGGGTGGCGTAGTTCAGGCACTTGGCTGTGGGGCCGGTATAGTTGGGATATACCTCAATGCCTTTGGACGCAAGACCGCGTTCCGGCTTTGTTTCGTTCATATAAAATCCTCCTTAATCTATCAGTCGATTGGTTCTTGTATCAACCCGACGGCCGTAACGCAATGATTTGCGCAAATAACCGCTGGGGTCATGTAACAGTGCGTCCGAGGACGCAAATTGCCGGATCAGGCCCAGCGAGGTCAAAGCCTCGTCTACCTTTTCCGTCAATTCCAACAGGTCCGGCAAGGTCATAAACCACAGATCCACCTGATAGGCGATCACATCTACGCACGCCAGTTCCGTGCCTGTATTAGTAATCTCATAAAATGTGATCAGGTTACCTGCCGGTTTGCTCTCCGGAAATGCCATCTTAATGTCATAGGGAATGTCCGACTGTACGGATTTTAAGGTATCCCGGATCACTGCACGGTAGTTTTTCACTTGATCGCCTCCTGTATAGCTGTGCCATAATGCTCTGCAATCACCGGCTGCATTTCCTGCATGCCGTTATACATAAAGAGCGCCGGCAAGCGGCCTTTCAACCTACGAAATCCGTAACCTGGTATATACGCAGTCCAAGGCTCGTGCTTGCGCACAATACCCAGCTCACTGTCCAGCGGTGTACCCTTTTCGTCACCCACAGGCCCGGTTCCGAATTCCACATAGGCCGCATACTGCATATTGGTACGGCTGCCTGCGGTCACCTGATCACCGTCACGCTCGCAAAAGGCGGCGATGGACTCCCGCAGCAGTCCGGTGTCCTCCGGGCAGTTGCTGCGCTGACGGCCGGCCATATCCTCTGCGTCCTGCAACATCTGCCGCTCCAAATTGTCCAGCAGATGATCTGCGGTGCGTTGCAGTGTCTTGGCATAGGCACTCAGCTTTTCAATCTCAATGTTCGTTTCCACCGGGTGCTCTCCTCTCTGTGGCATTCGCTGTCAACAAACGATAATGCAGGAACCGCTGTACGGTCTCCACCTCCAGCCAACCTATACCATCCGCCTGTACCAGGTCGCCGGGCCGCACGCCCACGGGGTCATACAACACGGCTTGATACCCGGCAGACAGCACCCGCCCCCGCTCCTCAATAGGGGCAGAAGCAGATACCGGCTGCCAGCACAAATACAAAACGGCAGGTGTAGCACTGTATGTGTTCTGCTCAAAGTCGTAAGCACTGTCTCTGATCGTCTGTGCGGAGAAAATCCGTGATTTTACAGTCCACGACTTAGGCGTTTTTGCTTTCACCGGTGTGCACCTCCCTGTATCTGTTGTACGGCTGGAGCAGGTCGGCAATGGCTGTCTCCTGCTCCGCAGGGGTGGTATAGGTCTCGCTCATAGATACGCTGCCCTCTGTATAGGACGCACTCTTTACACCGTAATCCCGATCCTGTATAAAGCAGTTCAGGTGCACAAAAGCCAGTTTGGCCAGTGTGGTGGCCGTTACCACCGGCGGCAGCTCTTGCGTGCCCAAATAGGTCAGGCAATCGTCCTCTGCCATATCCAAAAGCAGCTGTAAATCCAGCTCCTCACCGGCGTGTGCGTACCAGGCCTCGCATATCTTGTCGTAACGCCCGGCAGCGGCCCGCAGCAGCCGCAGGGCCTTACTTTTCATCTCATCAGTCAAAACATATCACCCCATAAGAAAAGGCACCTTATTTGGCGCCCTTTTTTGTATCCTCTTTTTCTTGCAGCTGCCAACCGGCATTCAAATAAGCCGGCAGACAACTCCGATCAATGACCACTTGGGTCTTGCCCTGTACAACGGTTACCTTTTCCATTTGTACCTCCCCGGGCTTAGCCCTGCACCTTGACGATCATATTCTTGTCCAGCGTGGTCACGCCGTACAGAATATCAAAGGACACGGTGTCGATCTTGTGGGTGCTGTCGTAGTCAAAGACCACACGCACACCCAGGCCGTCCGCAGAAGCCACATAGGCGTTCTTGTTACCCATCGGCAGATCCATAGGACGGGTCACCAGTGCCACGCCGTTGCGGTGGAACCCTACTGATGTAGGCGCAGAGATCACAGTGGCGTCCTTTCCAGACAGTGTAGCGTGCAAGGGCTGGTCAATAGCCACCTCGGCCACCGCGCCGCTGGCAGCCGTAGCGTCTGCGGCAAAATGGTACACATAGCCGTCCACAATAAAGCAGTCGCCCTTCTTCACGGTCGCAGAGGCTGCGGTCACGGAAGACAGCGCCACCTTGCTCTCACCGGCAGTACCACTGACCTTATAAGTCTTGGCAGTACCAACGGCATTGTCCAGATAACCGTAGGGATACGGTGCGTTCTGGCTCATGTAGGTGTCCATGGTGTACACCTTGCCCAGTTCTGCGTCCCGCAGGGCGTTGCCGTCACCGGCATAGGACACCTTGGACAGGTTGTCGTCCGTAGCATACAGCACCTTGTGCGAGGGGTTCAGTACCAGGCGGCGGTTCTGAACCGGCACACCGGCAAAGTCCAGATAGCTGCCCACCTTGGCAATATCCTTAATGGGCTTGGTTGCGCTCTCTCCGGAAGCGGTCACGGTGCGACCGGCGCCCTCTACGGCAGTCGCCAATACATCTGCGTCCACCGCGCTGGCGATGGCGGTCATGGCCGGTTCGATCACCTGAGCAGAGAAGTCGCGCAGATCCAAGGACATTTCCTTAGAAGTGATCTGCACAGTCACATCGCGCAGCCGGTCCATCTTCACGGGTACACCGCCCTCGTTCAGATCCTGGGGATCCACAGCGCCGGTAAAGTTCTTGGCTACAAACTTGCTGGGCCGGCGGGCGGTAACCGTGTCGCCAACCTTCACAAATTCGTTCTCATAGTCCCGGTGGACCAGGTTAGCCATCACCAGGTTGTTTTTCAGTACCATCAGTGCCTCATTGGCAATGACATTGGGTGTTAAAATCGTATTCGGCATTTCTTATTCCTCCTATTAGCCGTTCTGTTTTCTCCACGCCTCATAGGCGCGGAAGTCTGTGGGCGGTACATTGTCGCCCGCTGCTTCCTTACCTGCCGGCGGCAAGTCCTTGCCCCGCAGGTTGGCGGTTGTGGCGGCCTGTACTGCCTCTTGAAATGCGGCGTCAAAAATCTCCAGGTTCTTTTGCGAGGCAGTGGCGTCATTCCCGGTCAGGATTGCGGCAAACTGCACAGGCAGCTTACGCTGGAGCAGCTCAGCCGCAACAGCCGTTTCCAGCTGCTTCTTGGCAAAGGCTGCCTTTTCCTGTTCAAATGCCTGGCGATCCTTGGCCAGGTTATACCGCTCTCGCTCCTCTTTGTTCATACTGGATAGTTTTTTGGCTTCGTCCGCCTGCTCTTTGGCGCTTTCTTCCCACTTGGCTCTGGCCGTGGCAAGCGCCTTGCTGACCCTGCTGTCAAATTCACTTTGAAATTTTTTGTCTTTCAGCAGTTCGTCAAAGGTCGGAGTGGTGTTGCCCCCATCGGAGTTGGCGTCGGTGTCGCCCGCTGCCCCCTCTGCGTTGGTGTCTGCTCCATTTTCGCCGGTATCTTCGGCAAACAGCTGGAGGTTCAGCGGCAGGCGTGCGCACACCCGGCTCTGTTCTCTGCTGTTTTCCATCTCGGCATTGTGTTTTGTCATTGCTGACTCCTTTCCCAAACCGTGCGCTGCCGGTTCGTTAAATGATATATCCCACAGGCATAGCCTGAAAATGGGTATAAAAAGAGCAGGGTCGCAATCTGCGACTCTGCTTTCCGTGGATTATGATTTTATTCCATTGCCTCCAGCCATTCCTCAGGGCATTTCCCGTCATAAAAAGTATCAATGGCTTCCTGTAGTATCTTTTTTCGCTCCTCTTTACTGATTTCTCTATGTCCAACTACCGTTGCCTGTGGCACATCATTCCAGCGTGGAGCGGTAAACAGCTTCTTTTCTTCCATAATTCACTCCTATATTTCACGCAAGAAAATTTTTACCATCTGTTCTTTCTGAACAACATTGAAAACTTCAAAACTACTATTCCGTTCATAGAGCACTTCCTGCTCATCTGAATTGACGGAACGAATATCCCGTCCGTTCTTGCTGTACGGAATATAGATCTGCACCCGCCCATCAGGATTATACACCTCTCCGCAAGTTGCGGCTATGTACTCGTTATAAGTAACTGTATTACCGACTGCGTGGGCTTTCACAAATTTCCTTACATCTTCCGGATCAGATATAGCCAAAGAACGCTTTAGTGGACCATTATATTTAGGAAATTTCACAAGTGCTTGATCTAAGTTAGTTATAGCCTTTTTTTCTTCGTTTGTCAATCCTATGCCGCGCCGCAACTTCTCATTGATAGCGTAAAAGTCACTGGACACCCAGCGATTGATTGCGTATTTTTCCTCTTCCGTCAAGCCCGGGTCTCTCTTCTCCACATACTTTTCATACCACTGGCTATAGGTCATATCTGCCGGTACGGTCATGGACTTGCCGGTTACCGGGTCCCTGGCCCAGCGGGTGCCTGTGCGGTTATTGGTCACCGGCACGGTAATACTGCGGCAGAAAGGGTGCATAGGCGGCAGGTTCTCGCCTGCTTTTGCCTCTTCCACCAAAAAGGTCTTGCCGTCCAGCTGGCGGCAGATGGCGGAGGTGCGCAAATCCAGGGTCGCCATAAACCGATACCGGGTAATGCCCGCTGCTTTATAGCCCTCTAAAAAGCCTTGGTTGGAGAAGTAGTTGACCTCTGTACGGATCAGGCGGCTGGCACAATAGCGTTGCCCGCTGTCGCTGTCTGCACCTATGCAGTCCTCCAGCAGCCGCTCCTCCATATCGTGCAGGGTCATACCCGTCATACAACCCACCTCAATCGTGCGCTGCAAGCGCTTGCAAAAGGCGGCGTTATTCTTCCACACACGATCGGAATAGTTTTTGCCGCTCCACTTATGGGTAAGTGCGGCCTGTACACGGCGGTCACTGATCAAGCGAAAGTCATATAGACCATTACGCTTTTGGTCGTTAAATATAGTGCGGTAGTATGCTTGTTTGAGTGTATCTGTCAGTCGCGCTTTCGCCAGCCGTTCCTCCCGCACGCCCATGGCTACGGCTTCCGCACGAATAGCGTTCTGTAAAGCCTGCAAACGGCTGATACGGTCCGCATAGGCCGGTGCGTCCAGCATAGCGATCAACTCCCGCCGTGCCTGTGGTTCCTTAGTCTGTTGTAGCTGTTCCAGCAGACGCTGGCGCTCCTCTGCGGTTTGGCCTGCGCTCAGCAGCTGCAAGGCATAAGCCTGGCTGATCTGACCGTTTTTAACATACCGGCGGAGAATACGCTCAATTTGCTCGTTGAGCTGCTCTACACCCTGGGCGTACATACGGTTGACCTCCACCATCGTAGCGGTGGTGCGTGCTTGCAGCAGGTGTTCCAGGTCAACCGTTCGCCTTTTCCAATACTCTGCTGCTTTCATAGGTTAAGCGTCCTTTTCTTTGTCTTGCTGTTCCTGATCTGCCGACTGTCCCTTTTCATCAGCTTTGTCCTCCGCCTTGGCGGCAAAGCTGTCCATATACTGCTGCTGGTTCTCCTGCTTTTGCAGTTTCATGTTTTCCACAGCTTCCGCCGGGTCCTTAACGAACCATAGCAGGGACAGCAGCGTCTGATCGTCAACCAGTCCGGCATTCTTCAAGGTGCACACCATCTGCACGATCTGCGCCTCATCAATGGGCAGGGCCACAGTAAACACCATATCCACATCATCTACGGACACCGGGTCTATACCGTTATGGGCCAGCCAGTTGTTGTATAAGGTCCAGCGCTTTTTCAGCCCCGCCTCCATGGCGCTCATCTTGCTTTTCACCAGCAGGTGCAGGGCAAGCAGCTTGAGCTTTAACGCCACGCCGCTGGCATTACCGGCAAAGGCCTGGTCTGTCATATCCGGGGTTAGGGTCATCTTGTGAATATCCGATACCAAGGTATCGTCCAGCACCTTCATGGAGTTTTCGTCAAAGGTCTTTTGTATGTATTCCAACCGGGCGTCCTGCGGAATGCCGTCAATGAGCCGGTCTCGCTTGGCTGCCTCCATGGTGTCCTGGGGCAGAACCGCGCCGAATGCTGCCAAGATGGAATTAACAAATTTGCGCTTATCTGTAAGCCGATCAGACAGCAGCTCGTTTCTGGCGTCAATCAAGTTGGCCACCTGTTCAAAGTCGCCCTGCCGCTCCTCGTTGTTCTCATAACACACCACCGGCACACCGTCAAAGAAATGGGGCACAGGCGCGCCCACCGGGTGGTAAATATAGTTTTCCTTGTCCAGGTCGTCACTTTCATACTGCTGGTACTGTGTGGCGGTATAAACTGTCACCGCATAGTACCGGCTGCGGTCT